CGATGAGATTACCTTGGAGGCTGATAAATTCCGATTTTTCAGTTGCTTAGGCTATAAAAGTTCCATTGTTAATGCAGTCGGTATTTAGGTTACCAACACATTTTAATTTTAATTTACTTTTAGAGAATAAGACTGAATTCTATATAATTCTGGTGTCTGAGGAATTATTAGTTGCGGACTAGGACAGCTCATGTTAGTCATGTATTATGGAGTTTTCCAACACGTATCTTCGTTTTATATGGGATCTTTTAGTTATCATTTAACTTGATATGTTAAATGTGTTTAGTTTTATCCCTTGGGATACGGCACTGGCGTTTAGTTACAGTTGCACACAACCTCGTGAGGTTCCCATTGTAAAATTTTATTAATCTGGCGAACGGAAAGTTCATTTCTTATGAAGTAACGAGTACAAATAGCCAACCATTATATTGATCATGTCTTTTACTACAAATGAAAATACCGTATTGAATACTTTGTTGAAGAACTCGGCTCTTGATTATGTTATATGCAATTCTAAACGATTGATTGATATGAAGGCACAGTTATATGGTGATGATGTTTATATTAATTGTAATGGTGAATTGGTTTTCTTTGGAACTTATCAACCAACTGTTGTTTTGATTCGAAAGAACTGCAAGACCCATGACAAGATTTATTTGGATCGTCATATGTTGAATTGTGCCAAAATTTTGTTGTTATTATCTGGTGATATTGAAACAAATCCAGGACCTGTTGTTGCAGAAATGTATCATACATGTGTTGGTGCTTTTTATTTTGGCCAGGATATAACAGATTTTACTGAATTTGTACATGATTTGAAATGTTGGGATTTTAATGAAGGTGAAGATTATGACTTCACTTCAATATTATTTCAACCTACTGATAAGAAAATGTATAAATTTTTGTCACAAATAATGTGGGATGAAGTCAAACATTTGGCTATGTTCCACTTACCTTATAGATTTAGATTTATGTTGAGTGATCTTGACTTATCATCTGAATGGGCCATTATTGAACGTCTTTTGATGTTATCTGGAGATGTTGAAACTAACCCAGGCCCTGTGCAATCGCGCCCTTCACAATATCGCTATAACGACCCTAGAGTTGTGAAGTTGGAAAATGCATTGCATCGTCGTGATGATAAAATCAAGACTTTGATTAAACATTTGCGTCAACAAATTAAATCCAATCATACCAGAGTGTATTGCCAAATTTTTGATGATATGCGTGGTACGATGGGAGATATGAGCGCAAATTTGAATCGAATGTGTGACTTCTTGGAAAATAGTTTACCTGGATTACAAGCTAATATGCAGGCCCATTTTACCCATGCAGTAGATAAGTATGTCAATGTTAAAGATGATTTAATTAAATTGACACTTATTTGTGTGGTTGTTAAACTTATGATGTGTATGAAACGATATAAGACAGCTTTAGCTGTATTATTGGTTTTTATTTGTAAGTTCTATGGTCTGGATGGTAAAATTATGGAGCTTGTTATGGAATTGAAATCAAAGTTGATACGTCGTCAAGTCCAAACTATGCCAGAATTTAAAGCTGGTTTAGAAGAGACTATTTATCATCCATATTTCCATACTTGCGGAAAATTGTTATTTGCAGTTATTGCTTTCTTTTGTATTCGTAAAATACCTGGGAAACAGGATTGGGACAATTATATTTCACGTTTGGACCGTATTCCAAAAGCTTTGGATGGTTCAAAGAAAATTATGGATTATTGTTCCGAATATTTTAATTTGGCTACCGATTATGTTAAGATGTTGGTGTTGGGTAAGACTCGAGAGGAATTACGACGTTTTCATGGCCTTTATGGAGAAATCCATGAGTGGGCCAAGGAAGTTCGTTCTTTCCTCGAGCTGGAACAACGAAATAAAATTGACACTGACATTACTGTTGCAAATAAAGCTGAAAGCTTATACCATCGTGGTTTAAAGTTTAAAGCTGATCCTTTATTGGATCGCGATATGGATAGATTGGTGACAAGTTCTTTGATTCCTGCCCGCGCTTTGTTTGAATATGTATCATGTTCGCCCATTAAGGGTGGAGGTCCTCGTATGCGTCCTGTTTGTGTTTGGCTCACTGGTGAATCTGGTGTAGGTAAAACAGAAATGGTTTACCCTTTGTGTATTGATGTTTTGCGTACTATGGGTTTGATGAAGAAAGAAGATTTTCATCATCAAGTTTATGGACGTCAAGTTGAAACAGAATTTTGGGATGGGTATAAAGGTCAGAAGATTGTTATTTATGATGATGCTTTTCAGATGAAAGATGACAAGACTGCTGCCAATCCCGAAATTTTTGAGGTTATTCGCTCTTGTAATACATTTCCACAACATTTACATATGGCCGCTCTGCATGATAAAAATACTTTTTCCAATGCAGAACTGTTGTTGTATACTACAAATGATATGAATGTGAAATTGGAGTCTATTACTTTTCCGGACGCTTTCTTTAATCGTATTGGTGAACACGCTTATCGTGTTCAACCAAAAATTGAATATGCGCTTGTTGTTCCACGAGCTAATTCTGGCACATATATGCGTAAATTGGATCACACGAAGTTGAATCCAGATGTTCCAATTGATTTGAATGTTTATGAGTTTCAGAAATTGGTACGTGATGAACGTGCCGATAGTAAATGGATTGAACGTGGCAAGCCAATTAATTATATAGAATTCTCACAAATGATATGTGAGGAATGGCGTAAGCAAAAGGAACGTTCAATGAATAAATTGAAGTTTTTGGAAAGTTATGCTATTCGTGCACAGGTTGGTGAGGATTTCGTTGATTGTGTTTATGATGATGATTTCTTTAATAATGACATTGCGAGTAATATTCATAAAGGTGTTGACCTTCTAGAAATAGAAGCTCTCTACGCTGATGATGATGTTATTTTTAAAGCTTATTCCGAATATAAAGCTCGACAACGTCGTCCTGGTGTTTGGGATAAAATGAAAGATCGTATGGATCTTGCATTGCAAAAAGTTTCAGGTTATTTGTCAGGATTGTATGAAGAGTCATCTAAAATTATTCGTGAACATCCATATTTGTCTGTTTTGGGTTTGTTGGGAATGGCCTTATCTGCTTTTACATTGTATAAGTGGTTGGAAAATTCTTTTTCTGAAGATGAGGTTGTCGCTGAAGCTGAAGTTGGTGTATCTGGTGATGTTAAATCTGCAAAAATACAAAAATTGCAGGTTGAAATGAATACACTTTCAGTGGAGGAACAACGACAATTTATAGACACAATGTATGGTCATTCATTGATTGGTGCTGGCACTATAGCTTTGATGAAACGCAATAAGTGGGGCATTTATGCTGAGAAGTATGATTGCCAGGCTGAAGTTGGTGTTTCTGGTGATTCTAAAACGGCAAAGCAGCAAGTCAAACGTGTTGAGGTTGGTGTTTCTGGTGATGCAAAAACCAAAAATGTTGCTCAGAAGCGTGTTGAAGTTGCAGATGAGAGATTACTTGCTATGGCACAGGGCTGTAGTGATCAAGTGGCTCATAATCTTGTTACTGATATATTGCAGAAAAATACATACCGTTTGACCTATATGCGTGGCGAGAAACGAGTGCCATTTGGTAATTGTACTTTTGTACGTGGTTGGGTTTTTGTTATGCCATATCACTTTTTGCATGCTTTGTTTGCACGTAAATTGGCTCCTGAAGCAATTATTAGTTTTTCTCAATCTAAGTTTGAAGATATTATCCAGATTCCTTTGTCTCATTTGATGACTGTTGGAGTTGATGGTTTTGAATTGACTAAGAATTGTGAAAGAGTGACTTTTAAGGATGGAACTCATCGTGATTGTGTTATTGTCAACTTGCATCGTCGTATGTGTCATCCTCATCGGGATTTGGTGAAACATTTTGTCAAAACTAGTGATCAGGGTAGTTTGCAAGGTAGTTTTAATGGAACACTTGCTACTTTCCATGAAAATGGTAAAGACCTTCATCGCACATATCAATGGTTGCAGAAAATCCGTCCTTTGGATAAACAGATAACCATTTATTATCCCGAAGACGGTTTTGATTATGGTTCTGAAAGTTACACAACGAGATTGTTACGAATATAATGCACCGACTCAGGTTGGTGATTGTGGTTCTATAATTGGTTTGTATAATAATCGTATGGAACGTAAACTTATTGGTATGCATATTGCTGGTACTAACCAGGAATATGGTTATGCTTGTCCATTGACTCAAGAATTGATTGATGATGCGTGCGAAAAATTGATTGGTAAAGATTTTCGCAATATCAGTGCACAATTTTATTATGAAATGCCTAAGAATGTTGATCCAACTATTGAACCGGTAATACCTGATGGTCTATTTTGTCCTCTTGGTAAGGCTGACAAGAAAGTTGGTCAAGCCACTAAAACTGCTATAATTCCATCTTGTATTCAAGGTGAGTTGTCTGAACCATTTATGAAACCTGCACTATTAAAACCTACTATGATTAATGGTGTGTTACATGACCCGTTACTGAAAGGTTTGAAGAAGTGTGGTGTTGATACAGCGGTTTTGACCGATGAGGAAGTCAAATCAGCCGCTATGGATGTGGCTCAATTAGTCTTGACTCAAACAAACAGCATGATAGATCGTACAAAGTACCAGCGAATTCTTACTTATGAAGAAGCCGTTCGAGGTACACTTGATGACGATTTTATGAAAGCTGTTAATCGCACTACATCTCCAGGTTACCCTTATTCTTTGCAGAATAAAGGTAAACCTGGTAAAACGCGATGGATGGGTAAAGATGAAAAATTTGATTTTGAAAGCATGGAAGCACAACAATTGCGTGCGGATGTTGATGAGTTGATTGAAGATTGTCGCATTGGGAAAATTTCCAATGTTTTCTTTGTCGATACTTTGAAAGATGAACGTCGTGAAAAAGCTAAAGTGGACGTGGGTAAAACACGTGTATTTTCAGCTGGTCCACAACATTTTGTTGTGGCGTTTCGTAAATATTTTCTTCCATTTGCTGCATGGTTGATGCATAATCGTATTGATAATGAGGTTGCTGTTGGTTCAAATCCCTATTCTCTGGATTGGGAACGAATCGCTAAACGTTTGAAGTCGAAGGGAAAACATGTCATTGCTGGTGATTTTGGAAATTTTGATGGTTCTCTTGTTGCTCAAATTTTGTGGGCAATATTTTGGGAAATATTTGTTCCCTGGTTAGAAATGTTCAATGATTTGAATAGTCAGGAAGGACGTGATATTCTGAAAATCTGTCTTGGTCTCTGGGCTCATCTTGTTCATTCTGTCCATATTTTCGGAGATAATGTATATATGTGGACCCATTCTCAACCTTCTGGAAACCCTTTTACTGTTATTATTAATTGTTTATATAATTCAATTATAATGCGTGTTTCGTGGATTCGTATTATGCGT